CTGCTCCATCTGCAATCTTAACTGTTGTTACTGCTCCATCTGCAATCTTAGCTGTTGTTACTGCTACATCTGCAATCTTAACTGTTGTTACTGCTCCATCTGCAATCTTAGCTGTTGTTACTGCTACATCTGCAATCTTAGCCGTTGTTACTGCTACATCTGCAATCTTAGCCGTTGTTACTGCTCCATCTGCAATTGTGGCGGATCCTCCTGTTAATTCCGTAATCCCTCTAAATCCTTTTGTTCGTGACATATAAAATTTATAATAACTAATTAACCTCCAAAATTTTCACTTACTGTTAATCGTCCTAAAAAAGTTCCTGCATTTGCTGCCACGCCCCCCTCTAGAACAGATACTCTAACCCATTTAACATCAATAGGAAAACTGATATGGAATCTATCCGCTGTTCCTGCTGTAGCAACTGCCGTAAATCTATAATTTTGATAACTAGATGTAGTTAATCCACTAGATGTAGACTCACTAGACATTTGAAACCAATCTGTTGCTGTAGGTGTTGTGTCTACGTTTGAAATTTCTATCTTAATATCTAAAGTGTTCAATGTCTCTGCGGCTCCTTGAGTATAACTAATATCTAGTCCTACTTGATAAGCTTTACCTGCTCTAATTGGAGTTGAAGCAACATAACTGGTTGTAAGTGTATAAGTTGTAGCACTGTCAAACTGTATTAATTGTGATTGTCTTCCGTCTGCCATTTGTAATTTTTAATAACTAAATAATGGGGAGTTTTACTCCCCCCCCATTCAATATGTTTATACTATAGCTCTAAACTCCTGTGCTCCGCATTCTGCTGTAAGTAAATTTACTGCATCTGCTACATCTGCTGCATTTAAGAAAAATAAAACAGGCACTATTACATCACCATTATCAAATGTAAATGCTGCTGTTACTGTTGGAACAACTCCATTTATTTCATATGTTACAACTCCATTCTTACTAACCTTAACAGTTAGTGTATATGTTTCGGCGTCTGCCCAGTTTTGAGTAGTATCTGTTACTACTGTAGCTGCATTGTTTAATATAGTTTCAATTGTAATATCTCCTGAGATAACATTAAGTACAGCCGCATCTGTATAGTCATCAAAATTAGCTTGCTGTGCTTGAACCCTTCTAAATCCTATCGCACAATCATCTGTACCTGATACATCTGCAATACTAAACTTAACGCTAAAAAAGAAATTCTCTGATGTACCTACTGTAAATGCGCTCCTAGCTCTTGTTATAGCTGCTGATGAACCCCACAGCTCAACACCATCATTATCTGTTTGATCCATATTAATATTTAAGCCTAGAGATGACAAAACTGGTGCTAATATTGTTTGAGTCCCTTTAGGTGAGTATCTAATAATATTTCTCTCGAATCCCATTACATTTAAATCCCCTGCTGTTCCTGTTGCTGCTCCACCTGCTACTTTAGAAGTAACGGGATCAACTTTGAAATCCTCATAAAAATAATTATAATGCGATGTAGGCACTCCATTAACTTTGTACCCGTTTGCTGAATCTACTTCTGAAAAATTTGTAACTCCCATAATGTTTGTTTTAATAAATAAACCTAATATTTACCTCTCATTTACCCTTGAGAGTCTAACGGTTTGTGTAGGGTTGCTAGTTAACCTATACACTAGCAGGTTAATTACTTAAGAACTATAAGTTAATCCATTACCTTGACTAGCCCAAGTTCCCCTCCAGTCGTCCCATCCAATTGATGCATAGAACATAACTTTCCAGTAGTAAGTATCATTTAAGAATCCATTTGATGTATCCATTTCACCAATCTTTGGTCTTTCTGCCCATAACCAATTCAATTTAGCTACTTCTGGATCAATTAGCATCCAAGCTGTATCAGAACCACCAGCCGCTGTAGCTAAATAGTCCCAGACAATAACTTTTAAATTTCCACCTTCATATTCATTTAGTTTGAATACATTAGTATCATTATTTGCTGTTCCTGATTTTTGCATTGACTTTGTTGTAGTTAAAGCTTCTTGCATAAGTCTTGGCGGTACTAATAATATTTGTGGTATTGTTTCGATTAATTCTCCTCTTCCGTCTTTTTGTTCTCTCATTTGAATGATAGCTTCATCAAGATTATCTGCTGTTAGTGTTATACCACTAGCTGACGCATTAGATCCTGCTGTACCACCATCAGTTCTTGTATGAGAAGTCGAAAATAATGGTTTAGCATCTCCATATGATGTATATGCTGTGTTAAACCCATTTCTAAATAAAGAAGAGCCTAATCTTTCCATTTCTCTAGTAACTTGCTTAGCTTGCGCTTTTGCAATGTTTTCTGCTTTAGTTAAACCCGATTTGTCCCATTTTTGCACTTCATAAGTTACTTGGATAGTATCACCAAGTTTTTGAGGAACATAAGTAGTTTTGTAACCTTCTAGTAATGTGCTTACTGGATATTTAGTACCTTCTGGTACAATTTGCATTGTTCCAGCTCCTGTATAATCCATGTGCTCTTCGTTGAAATCTTCTTGAGACATTACTGTTAAGAGTTTCTCTAATTTAGGTCTTTTTGCTTTGTATTCATCAACAAAGTGTTTTCTAATACCTCTGTTAAGAGCAGTTAAATACTGCTGTGTTGACATTGGTGGAATTGAAGTTGACATATATTATCTCTGATAAAAACTAAATAAAATAATGATTAAGCTAAACTATTTTGAGTTTCTCTAATCATATAAGTACCAACTGATAGGTCTGTGTTTAAATCATCTCTTATTCCTTGAGGATTATATGCAATACAAAACAAGCTACCAGAAACTGTTGTTGTTGTAGAAACTCCAACTGTACTTGTATCAACAATTTGTAGAGATGTTGCACCTGTAATATCAAAAAAAGATGAATAAACATCAGTAACTGCAAAAGTTGTACCAATGTTGTCGTTATCCATAACCACTGTTTGAAAAGGTGTTACGTTAACTTGCACTGCTGTTGAGGCACTTGTTGCTGCTCTAACAATTATTCCACCAATTCTTTCTCCTGTTCCTGCTAACTCTAATTGTCCTGATTCAATATTAACTAAATCATTAGCGTTTAGTGTGGCATTAGAGTCAAATGGTCGTAAAATGTCCGCAACTGTAATTAAAGAACCTCTTACAATTACTAATCCGGCTGCCATATTATTATTATTAATAAATAAAAACACATTTTTTTGTTATTACTCTGCGTATGTTTCCTTAGACTGTCCAAACCTATAATATTCTTCGTCAGTCATTTTCATAGCTTGAGCATATGCCCTTTCCTGTGTGGTTAGGTTGACAGAAGTTTTTAAGGATTGCTGACCAACTGGAGCTGTACTTGAAGCACCTGCTCTAGCTGTTGCTTGTGCTAGTCCTTCTAATCTTCCATTCTCACGAGCTTGAGTTACTTGTGCAGCAGCTTTACCTGTAATTTCTCCATAAGCTTGTACTACTGCTTCAGTTCTGTTGAGTTTAAGATCTTTCTGCATTTTTGCATTTGCTAGATAATCCGCTGTCTCAATTAACTTTTGATTAACAATAATTTGCTCTTGAGACTTGCCAGTTCTTTCAAGTTCAGGATATGTAGACATTAAAACTTCTAATGTCGTTTTAGCCTCATGTCTTTGCTCAAAACGTTGTGTAGCCATCTCAACAAGTAAATTTGGATCTATTGTTGTCTGAATACCTGGTTGTGTTTCTTGCGCAACTTGTTGTGCTTGCTTCCATAATCCTTGAGAACGTAGTTCATTTATCGTAGCAAGGGCGTCTTGTTCAGATACTTTGTTTATCTTCATTAAAGCCTGTTTAAAAAACTCAGGATCTTCTTGTGAATTTTTTTGAATAACATCGTATCTTGCTTTAACTTCCCTTAACTCTTCTAGTTCCTTTTGAACTTGTCTGAGTTTTCCCTCTTCTCTTCTTTCTGCTTCTGCTTGCTTTTCTGGTATCCCGTTATTTTCGGGGGCAGACTGTGATACATTCTCAGCATCCTCGTATCCACTAGTATCAACAGTGGGGGAGGTTTCCACGTTTTCTACTTGAGTATCTGTATAGTCATCTGTAGTGTTATCTACAAAGTCAGCTACAGGGTCAGTAGTAACGTTTCCGTCTTGGTCTTCCATAGTACAGAATATTAACTTGTTAAAATACAGGTTTCTTGTAGAACACAAAAAACCGAGATTAAACATTAGCTTTTTTAACTAATGTACAATCTCGGTAGTTCCGTTAATCTGTACTTTGTAACAATTTAAACTATTTAAACATATTTGTCAATCAGATTCAATCTTTAATATCAGCCTTTAATTTCTGAGCTCTTATCTGTAATTCTATTTCTGCAAATTTGACAAAACTACTAAATAATAAGGCTCCAATAATCCTGCCTTTTCTCTTTCCATTTTGATAATAATCTATATGAACTGGTGTACTTTGTTCCGGTTCAGCACTTATAGTTAGCTCCTTTATATTCTTTATTTCTCCATCTATTAATCTTCTTACAACATCATATACTTTAGTATCTTTTAGTTCTATTAATGCCTTAAGCTCCTCTCCTTTTAAATCCTTAATAGGTTTAGGTATCATTACGGGTATTTCCATTGTTTATTATATTAAAAACTATTTCTTAGTAGAACCACAACTTTTACACTTCTTTCCTTTCATCTCTTTCTTACATTTTGGACATTTCATAATTATACTTTAAAAAATAAATATTACATAACTGGCATGCCTTCACCCATAGGCTGAGGCATTGGTACTGCATTTGGATCACCTGGCATTCCATTTGGTATTGGCGTGTTCATATCAGCCCCTGGTGGCATTGGTGCTTGTGGTGTTTGAGCTTCTGGCATTGGAGGCGCTGGTGGCATTAATACTTTCTCATCTATTAGGTCTGCTGGCATATTTTCTATTGCTAAATGTGTAGCTACAGCACCTCTTAGCTTCTCTTGTTTCTCCAATTTAGCTAATAACTGTGCATCTGGTTCTGGTTCTGGTACTTGTGGTTCTATAGGTTCACCAGTAGCCGGGTCAAATTGTGGTGGCATTTGTGCAACTATTTCTTCAATCTGTTTTATCTGTGTAACTATTCCTTGATCAATTTCATCTTGTATCTGCTTTATCTCCTCATCTATCGCAAACAACACCTTATATTCAAATTTTCTATGAGCTATAGATGCACCTGGTGTTCCAGATACTTTCTCACCTTTTAGTATTTTGGTCATATGTTCTTCTGCCTTCTTTATCTCAAGGTCTTCTCTCACCTCTGGCTGAATTAGTAAGTCCTGTGGTAATCCTTCTACATCAAAATAACGTTGAAATAACTTAGGCGCGCTAACCATTGGTAAAGGATTTGATTGCATAGCCTGTGCATTACTAGGATCTACTGCGAATGGAATTAATTGTGCAAATTCTTCTTTCATCTTCTGCATCTCTAACGATTTACTCATAATTTCAATTGAGTCTGGTTTGATCATTATATCTAGCTCACTAGTTGTATTTAGATATTCTTCTGTCATTTCGAAAAATGTATAATCCTGATTACTTTCTTGTACTTCTAAGTCCTTAGAATCCTCGTTAAGAGCTAGCTCTATACCTTCTAATCTTATTTTCTTATATTCAGGCTTTTTATTCTCTCCAATCAATCCTCTTATCTTCGGAACCTTCCATACTTGCTGCATTAACTTCCATACTTGCCGCCCACTATAGAACCAACCCTCATTGACAAAGTTATCTATTACTGCAAATATCATTGATTGTAATTGTTCTTTATTTTGTATTGTTGCTGTGGCTGTCTTATTGGCTGCTAATAAAGATAGTTGTGAAGGATCAATACTAGTAGCAATAGTTGCACTTCTTTCTGTTAAATCATTTAATTGAAATGCATCAAATCCTATTGGTGCTGTCACTAATTGTTGTACCTTTTGACCAATAGCTCTATTATCGCTTAAATCAATCGGTATTAATTGTGATTCAGTACGCACCATTTCTTCACTTAATTCTCCAAATGATGTTGCATCAATAAAATACCTTAGGTTATATGATCTATAAATATAATCATACATCATATTTACTAGTATCTCTTGCGCACCTTGAATGTTCATTAATAAATCAGGGATTCCAATACCGTAAAATTGATTAGGGTTCTTAATAAAATCCACCTTATGATAAGTTATTTCTTTATGATTATATGGTAATGGAGTATTTATAATTAATATATCATTAGCAAGTACTATATACTCATCTGTTAATTGATTCTCATATTCAATCAGTTCAACACTTTGGCTATCAATTACATCCTCTGGCGTTCTAAAAAAATCATATGTATCTGACTTTATATAAGTTGAAGCTGCTTTTACGTTATCTATATTCTTTGCATCTGGATTGCTCTCATACATAGCTTTGAAGTCGTCAATATGCACAAATCTTCTCCGAATAACATATCTAGCCCTTCTAGTCACCCCGTGTATACACCATGCATTAGGGTCAGGGTAAATCTCTCTAATAGGTATATATTCAATTGCAATATCATCTTTAGTTATTACCTCTTCTTTCTCTCCCCATAATGTCTTTCTTTTGCTTTCTTCTTTTAGTTCTTCCTTTTCCTCTTCGCTCATCTTGTCTGGATCTGTTTTAGGAAACCTATACTCTCTGCTTTCTTCTAAATGAAAAACTCTGAAAAATCCTGCACCATATGTTGCTGCGCTATCTGCTACCTTAACAAACTCCGTCTTTGCATTACTTGTCTGATACCACCAATCTAAAGCCTTAGACGCTACTCTAGCTTGATTCCTATCATCATCATTATTTGGCTTTGCGTTCCATGCAAGATTTAGTTTTTTAAATTCGTTAACAAAAGCATTAATACGACCCGTAGACATTGGAGATTTTATATTGCTCTGATAATTATCTGTTCCTGTATTAGCTGCCCATTGATACCTCGCCTTTTCATCTGTTGCCCATCTCTTCTCCCAATCGCCCCCAGCTGCTCCATCTCCACCATCAGTATTGTAATTGTTCCAATAACAATTGTTTTGCCTTGCTCTTTTAGCTTGAGTGAATTTATCTCTTATCTCTTCTATCTTCTTGAAGTCTGTTTTCTTTATAGATTTACTACCATTTTGTTCATCTTGCTGATGGTATTGCTTGTAAGCTTCGTAACCTTTAAGATCTCCCTTTGTTTGTACCTTTGTTTGTACCGTTGTCATAAATTTAAAAATAAAAAAATCGACATAAATAAAAGCCTAAACTCTTAAATATGCCGGTAGTTCCGATAATATTTTAATAGTATATCACCTACACTGTTTTTATTGACAGTGCTGTTAATTCTGTTTTCTTTGAATCGGTAACTTGTATTAGCATGTATCTTCTTCCTGTCTTTGGTTCTGTGGTTAAGATAGCCTTAAATTCTCCATGTGTTTTGTTCTTCATGAACTGTACAAAGTCTATTAATGCTCCAAACTCCTCAGAGCTAACATCTATTATAGACTTATTTAAAACGTTTCGAAATGATTCTTGTTCCATTGTTTTAGTTCTTCTTTAATATCTTTATTAGTAACTTCTAATGGTTTAAGTATCTTTTTATCTAAATCAACCTCTTTAATCTGATTAGCCATATATTCCTTTACACAATAAGGGCATACATCTTTAAATTTATTCTGTTTCTTCCATACTAGTCTGCACAGTTGCTGGTGCGTTACTTTTCTTTTACAGTTAGTACAGTTGACTATCATTTTGTTAATAAATTCCGAATTATATTTTCTTTAGTCTGTCCTACATAAGGTAATTTACGCTCTTTAGCCATATTTCTTAAATCATTTCCGTCTAACTCTTCTAAGGTTTGCCTAGCAGTTTTTTCCGGAGCAGATCCTTTAACTGGTGTCTCATCTTCATTGGGATCTTCAACCTCCTCTGCTTCTATGTTACCTTCCGAACTTATCAAATGAACTGTTTGACCAGGCTGTAATTTCTGTCTAATCTTCTTTGCAATTTGATTAGTTGAAATCAAGTTTCCCATAGCTTCTTCTGTAATTACCTTAGTAGCTGGTCCCACCTTATCTTTGATTTTTTGTATTAATAAATCTTTTATATCTTTTGGAGAAAATATTATATATAAACGGCTGCACAATTCTTGCACCTCTTTTAATCCTCTTTGTTTCATCTTGTCATAATCACAACCTACAGCCCAATTGTAGCGAGACTCTGGTCTTGTAATTCCATATCCGTCAGGTATATTAGCTTTAATTTGTATACCTCTACCTAATGCATCAAAGAAAGGTCTCATTCTAATCGCTTCGCCAACTTTACTAAAAGATGCTTTCTGCACATTATCTATTCCTAGATACTCCGAAGTAGTTTTATAGAAATCATAGGCTTCTTGATCTGTTGTATCTAATAAGCTCCTGTTCCAATCTAACATAATTGGTAAATCACCAATGTTAGTAATTTTAAAATACACCATAGTTTGGGTTATAAAAATTAGTTATTTGTTAATATGCATTGGTTTATCTTGTAGATTTACCACCATTGTAAACTGTATATCTATCGAATAAAAGCAAAAATGCCCCAATTACCATAAGAATAGCACCTACCGAAACGATAACATCACTAGCATTCAACCCTAAAACTATAAGAAAGGGATTGACTGCAATTATGAATGTTAACCCGACCCATAAAAAAAGATTAGCCATAATTAGAAAATAAAAATTAGTTATTTGTTAATATGCACAACACTTTTTCAATGTCTATAAAGGTACATTTTTTACCTTCTAGATCCGTGTCTTGGTTATTATGCCATTTAAATATTACAATGTCATCTATTTTTATATTAGTGACATCTGGACCAATAGCTAACACCTTGGCTTTATAGTTAAGCCTAACCTTAGAACCATCCTTAGAACCATCTAACAATTCAAGTCCACTTTGAGTTGTATTAGGTTCGTCTATATATTCTAATAAACAATTGGTCGATGTTGGTTTTATCATATTAATATCCTCCTAATGGTTTATATAAAATTTTAACAGCACTTTTATTTTTGTTACCTTTCTTTTCTTGATTTGTTCCTAATCTTGTTGGTAACTTTGTAAAGCTCATTAGTCCATATCTGCTTGCATCATAGCAATGATCTTCACCATCACTGTCTATATCCTCTGGTCTGTTCTCATCATAGACTAATTCAGGCAATGTTCTAATCAAGTTAGGACATGTTGACCAGATTTTCATCAAAGGCTCTTGAAATGGATTCCAATGGAGATATGACCTATACCGTCTTGCACCCTCCAATCTTTCGTTATTACCTCTTTGCTTCACAATGCCACCTAATAAATTAGCAACCACTGTACTCGATGCAATACCAGTTTGATTGTTGCGAATATCCATTGAAGGATCATAAATAAACTTAGCATGCTTTACAACCATATCATATATCTTTAGATCTTGCAGGTTGCGTTTTATATTCATAGCTGCTTCCTCTATTGTCTCTCCTGCCTTGTAGTATTCCCAAACAATAGTTACCCTTCCATCATTATCTTGTATCATTAGATGAACAGCTCTTGGGTTCGTTGTTCCATCATCCCATGCTAACCTCATTTCAAAATTGCTAGGAATATCTGCCAAGTCAAAAGCAGGTTCTAATACATGAACATCTCCTTTCCATGCTTCGAAAAATTGACCTTCGAATTGATCCCAATCACCATCTAAATAAGCTTTTCTTTTCTTTGGGTCAAGTGCTTGTAAGGCTTTAATGTAATTAGGATCACCATCTAACAAGATTTTATTGTCATATACCAAGGCTTGCACAAAGTCAAAATCATTACCCTCTTCGTTATCTGTATATACTTTATCAATAAACAGTCTTTTTACCCACCCATGCCCTATTCCTCCTGGATTAAATGTTAGTAACATCTTTGGTGTAATTTCTTTCTTTGTTGTTCTACAGCTCGTTCTTAATACCTTGAACACCTCCTCAGAATGTTGTGTTGCTTCATCTAACCCTATATCTTCATATTCACCCCCTTGATATTGATAAACATCATCTGAATGCTGCAAGTACCCAAAAGCTATTGAACTTCCATTTGGTAAGCTAATAACCTTTTCGCTTTTATTATAATAATCTCTCAGTACTGGATACTCTTCTAATATTTTCTTAATATGTGTACTTAAGAGCTCTTGATATGTCTTTCTAATTATAATCCCATGTGTTTTAGGATATTTAAGCCTTCTGAGCAGCATCCAGTAACGCATTAACCAGCTCTTACCTCCTCCCTTTGCTCCTCCATATCCTAAAATAAGAACATTAGATAATCTCAACAGCGCCTCTTGCTGTTTCTGCTGTGGTTGATCCATCAGTAGTTCCACTATTTCTAAATGTAACAATTATTTCTTTCCCTTCGTTTCCTGTAAGTTCTGTTCTTAAAGAGTATAAATTCTTTTGTTTACGTGATAAATACTTCCAACTATCTTCTACTGATTCTTCATTAACTATTCTTTGTGCAATGTTTCTCTTGGCTGCAAATACTACAAAGCTTGTTGCTCTATCCATTCTTGTAGCAAATTCGTCGGAGCGCTTACGCCATTCATAATAAGTATCTTTGTGAATACCTGCGAACAGACATGTTTCTTCAATTGTAAAATCTCTTTTAAACCCATCCTCCAAATCCGATAGCATT